CACCTCCACGGCGGACGTTAAACATCGTCGGTTGCCCTAATTGACCTGCATTGCATGTGGGTCCGAATGACTGATGGTTATCTCTCTTTCTCATTAAAAGAACTGTGCTGGATCGATACCGGCAGGTGGTATAACAATCATCAACGTCGCACAGGTGCATGCGGAGCACCAGAGCCTTTGTGCATTGCACATCGTAACAACAAACCTGCATAGCTCAGTTGGAAGAGCACCGGGACCTCAAACATCGTCTGAACAACCAATTGACCATGCGCAATGCACATTGAGCATAGTCCGAATGATCGGATGGTTATCTAACTCGGTGGTGGTGAGATCGAAACTCACTGTAGGTATTTTTTTTTTGTTTTATTCAAGTTGAAGCAATTATGATTTATTTAATGTTAATGCTTAAAAAACTCATAGTGATTGTAATTATATTATAATGCCACGATTTCGCAGGAACAGAGACAATGAGAGGAGATACAACCAGACCCAAACCCAGAATCAGAACCAGAATCAGAATCAGAACCAGTACCCGTACCAGCCAGGTCATTCAGACAATGAAACCCGCATTCCATTTTACAATGCCCGATTGTTTGCCATGCACGAAAGTCTGATTCAAAGCTACACTCACTTTACATATCATGCAAATTACATGTACAATGTGTTGGAACAATCTCTGCATGGCACCCGGAATTCGGTAAATGCAAACCCGTATCCTTGGTTAATTATACCCAATCCACAATCACCTCCAGTATCACCCGTTCAGCAACCAGCACCGCAACCAGTCCAGCAACCAGTCCAGCAACCAGTCCAGCAGCAACCAGTCCAGCAGCAACCAGTCCAGCAGCAACCAGCCCAGCAGCAACCAGTCCAGCAGCAACCAGTCCAGCAACCAACCGCCCAGCGGCAACCAGTCCAGCAGCAACCAGTCCAGCAGCAACCAGTCCAGCAATCTGCAACGACCAGACTTGAAAATAACATCATAAATGCGTTATTCGGGATAATCTCTCGGCCATTGCCGGACAATGCACGACTGACCCAGACCCAATTGAACGAACGGATTCAATATACTTCGTTTGGAAACATCGTGAATCCAATCAACAATGTGTGTTCAATCACGCATGATGTGTTTAGACCCCGACAACGAGTGGCACGCATTCGGTATTGCGGCCACATATTCAACTCAAACAGCTTGTCGCATTGGTTGCGCATAAACAACACGTGCCCCACATGCCGACACAATTTGTTGTCCGGTCCATTGGACCCAGAAACAGCGTCAGAGTCCGCGTCAGAGTCCGCGTCAGAGTCAGAGCCAGCGCCAGAGTCAGAGCCAGCGCCAGCGCCAGCGCAAGAGCCAGCGCAAGAGCCAGCGCAAGACGCCCCCAACTCAAGTGCATCAACTTCGTTTCGTCGCATTCAAATTCCAATTGAATCGGATATCAACATCAACACGTTTTACAATGAACTCCTGCGAAATAGCGCAAACATTCCCGGGTTTGAATTGAATTCAGTGGATGACGATTCGGTAGTGTTTTCATTTGATTTAATGAGCCGGTTGAATGGCGCGAGTAATCCAAGCAATCCAAGCAATCCAAGCGCAAGAGGGCCTGGACCCATTGATGACGTTGATTAATTGGCATGGAAAAAAATATTATATTGCATTGCCTCAATGACATTATCCCTCTTCATTTGCCTTTGGGTTTGAAGAATTCCGTTATGTTCTTATTTGATTTCGCCAAGTTGTCGGCTTGGCGCAAGTAGTCGTCAAATATGAGCTCCCTCACTTCTTTAAACCGCATGTCGTCCAGCTTCTTCTGCAGCTTGTCGTCGCTCTCCGTCCAGTTGCTCCTGACCGATTCCAGCTCTTCCGAAAAGCGCGCCTTCTTGCGCCGAAACGCCGCCATTTGTTCCAGCACGAGCCCGAACAGCTGCGCTACGGGCTTCATGATCTGGTTCGTGATGTAAAACGAGTAGTTCGGTTTCAGACGCTTGGCGCGGATGTAGTCCGGCGTCTCAATGCGCTCCCCCTGCAGCGCCTTCTTGTCCGCGTTGTGGATGTACACGAAGGGGATGCGGTCCCCCGAGCTCGGCTTGTTCCCCGGGTCGCGCTTGCCCATGCGGTCGGCCAGCACCTTGTGCGCAATTTGCTGCGGGTTCTTGTACGTGGAGCGCAGCGACTTTGTGATAATGAGCTTGTCCATGGGCACGCGCTCATCCACGAGGGACTGCAGCGACTCGCGCACGAACTTGATCGCCGCCTCCAGGTCTTGCTGCTTCGTCAAAATATCAATCAGGCCGCCATACACGTCCTTCACGATGGGCGCATTGTCGCGGCGGCGCAGCACGATGCCCATGCTCTTCGGCTTGCCCTTGTTGGGGTCCGTCTCGTAGAGGATGCCGAAGTAGCGCTTCTTCTGCAGCAGGCCGAAGGGCATGAGCGTCTTTTCATACACCCACCCGTGCGGTGCTTTGAGGAACGCTGAGGCCATGTCGCCCACCTGGCGCGCGAGCTCAATCGTGATTTCCAGCGCCGGCTTGCCGCGAATCGGTGTTCCGTCTTTGTTTGACAAATTGAACGTGTAGAATACAGAGTCCGTGTTGTGCACAATCATGTTCCCAATGCCAGCCGCAAAATGATGATTGTCGGTGGTTAAATCGTACACGTACGCGTTTTCTTCAACCGGGAATGGCAATGTTATTATTTTCTTGATGGAATCGGGACATTTTCTCTGAACCCCAGTTGTCATTGTCGCTCTGTAAATGTCCATCTTGTCTGAACGCGTGTTCAATGATGTTTTCCATCCAAGACTTTGGGCCAACAAACATATGCAAGCCGCGCTGATTTGATTTTTTTGGTCAATACGGGGGAACCAATGGTTCCCCCTTACCCCCTCCTCCTCCTCCTCATCATTGTCGTCAATGGGGGGTATTTTGTATTCACTCAACATTCCGTTCCAAAAACTCTCGCGAACTTCTCTTGTGCCATTGAGAATGCTGGTCGGGATGATTTTTTTTTCATCATTGTCTGCCGCAAATGATATCCCCATGACTCTGGCTTGTTCAACAGTTACTGTAGTTACCATAGGAGAAGTTGTGTCATTCGTTGGTTGCGGCAACGCGGAATGCAGCAATTTTGTTCCAATCTCCACATTTTTTGGTGAAATTTCTTCGCCATTTGCCAGAATCAAAGAATGGTCGTCAGTGACATCAACAATTCCCGTGTGAGTAACAATTCTCATCATTTTTTTGTGAGGGGCAAGCGCGTGACGAATGACGCGATGCAGACGAGTCCATCCCTTTTCTGACCACGTTTCCACGCCGCACAACATTTCGCAAACCTCTTTGGTTTGTTTTCCCTCTTCTTTGCATTGTGTCCATGTATTAGGACTGACTCCGTATTTTTCTGCAAGCGCTTCAATGGGACAAACGTCAATGACGCCGTCCAATCGGACATACACTGGAGTGTGTGCCGCCACACTGTCACCATACACGTACTCGGCCCGCGTGTGCACGATGCCGTGTTTGCTCGTTTGGCATTCGGCATCCCCGTACACCTCCTCCACCATGCGTTTGGCGTACGTGAGCAGCTTGCGCCCCGTGGCGGTCGTGGACGCCGCCACATCCACTTCATAGAACGAGCTGGTCTTGGCGCCGCACTGGCCGTACAGCGAGTTTGCGGTGACCTTGTAGGCCAGCTGCCGCTTGTCTAGCACGTTGGCCATGAAGGGGTCGGACTGCTGCTCCGCCAGCTTGCGCGTGGCCTTGCGCGCGGCCAACAGCTCTTCCAGAATAGACGGCAGAATGGCCTTGGACCCGTGCTTGAACTGTGCAAACCGGCACACCTTTTTCCCGCTCAAGTGCTTCTCCATCTTGCCACGCGGGTTCGGCTTCCAGCGGTACGTGTCGTACTCCACGTCCACGTAACCATATTCCGGCAGGTTGTCGTACACGTGCTGCCCGGTTTTCGGGTCCTTTTCGCCCGTCTCGCGCACCATGTTGCCGTTCAGGTCGTACTCTTTAGTCCACACCTTGCTGTCGTGCGACAGGTTCTCGCTGATCATGGAGGACGGATACAGCGACGAGTAATCGTTGCAGGCCACGGGGTTGTCCAAGTAGAGACCGCGCTTGGGAGGCAGCACGATGGCGCCCTCGTAGCCCTCGCCGGATGGGCCCTTGTCAATCACGGGCATGAGCGTGTTTTTTTCGCGGCACTTTTTGGCCATGTAGCTCGTGAGCTTGATGCCCTGGCCGCGAATGACCAGGAAACTGATGGGCACGCTGCAAATCTTCGCCATCTCGTTGTAGCCCGTGATGACATCCACCTTGTTCATGAGGTGGTGCACGAGGTTGCAATCCTGAATGCAGTACTTGGCAATGACGGCGCGCGGTCCCGGGCCCTCGTTCGTCATGCGGAAAATGTCCTGCGGCGTGACGTCGTCCTTTGAGACGCCCCAGCGCACGTGCTTTGTGAGGTCGGGGGTCTCGTGTCCGACGATTTCAAACTGGCCGGCTGCGCGATTGACGGCCACGACCTGGAATTTTTGGCCGTCCTTGTAGGGGTCGGTGGAGTGGCCGGTCTCCTCCAGCGCAATGTAGTTGCCGACCTCCAGGCCGGTGAGGTTCTTGCTGAAAATGCGGGTCCTGTCTGCGTGGTGCTCTATGGACCGCACGTCGTCGCCGATGAAGTAGGAGCCCACGTAGTCCAGCTTGTACGACGTGAGGTTGTAGTCGCGGCGGAAGTAGTTGTACATGTCAATTTGCAGGCGGCCGGGCATGGCAATGTAGTGCAGGTCGTACTGGCCGCTGGCAAGGGCGATGCTGGTTTCTTCAATTTCCACACGGCCCGTTTTGAAATCGCGCTTGCCGCAAAACTCGTCGGCATTGCGCGACAGCTTCAGGAAATCGTCTTCCACGTGGTTTTCCAGGGCCCGGCGAAACATGAAGTTGTAGTCAAACCCGAAGATGTTGTAGCCGATGATGATGTCGGGGTCTTCGCGCTGGACAAGGGCGGTCCAAGCTTGCAGCAGCGCGCGCTCGGTCTTGCAGCTGACAATTTCGGCGCCAGGCACCGGGTCGCAGCTGCCCAGCGCAAGGCAGTGGTTCAAGTAAGGGCGGTCTTCGCCGTATCGCAGGAAGGTGGAGCCGATGAACGTGACCTTGTCGCCCTCCACAGCCGGAAACACGACCAGCAGCGCGTCGTTCATGTGGTTGATTTTGGTTTCGCGGTCCAACCCGGGGGAACGCAGCATGTCTGCTATGGATGCATCAGTTGATGATGCTGCGCTTGCATTTGGAGTTGTTTTTGGGGCCCATGCCGTTGCTGTGGCTGTGGTGAAGACGCTTTTGTCATCGGCTGCATCGTCTGCTGCATCGTCGCCATCGTCATCGTTGTCGGCAAACTCTGCGTCTGCTTCTGCTCGTTGTTTTTCAAACATGCGTTCAATTGTGTTCACAATCAATGCTTCCGGGTCGGCTTCCTGCACCAGCGTTTGAATGGGCGTGGACCACATGCGATCAAACATGGCATCAATCTGCTGCGGACTGGGCGCAGTTTTGGTGTAAATGCGTTCAATGTCGTCATGCAGCGTGAACGCAGGGGCGGACCGGGATTTGGGGTCGTGGAATGCCGTGCGAATCATGCGCTGCACTTCGGATTTGGTTGCGGCGGCGGGCTCTTTCAAGCACGCGTCCACAATGTTGGCGGCGAGCTTTTTGTAGGTTTTGATGGGGACGGGAAAATCGCCGTGGCTGCTGCTGGCCTCAATATCAAAACTCATGATTTTGTAGGGAACGAGGGTTTCCTTTTCGGGTTGCGGAACGACGCACTTGTGCCCGACGTGGTATTCATGATGGCACGTGGTCTGCTTTTGGGTTTGTGTTTCAATGGGTGCGCCCTTGACCTTGACCCAGCCCGACGGACTGATGTCCTTGATGTGGAAGTAGCGCAGCAGGGGCGGGATGTTGGCCTCGTAAATTTGGGTGTCGTTGTATCCGTGGGAATTCAGGCGCATTTCATCGCCTTTGCGAACATACCACTGGTTCTTCGCGCGGTTCATGGTGGCCATGTTTTTGAATTTCAGCATCAGGAACTTGTGGTCCTTGCCGCCGTCAAACCCGTAGAGCGTTTTGCGGCGAATGAGCTTGCACTCGTCCGTCAAAATGGAATCCTCGTTGAATTTTCCGACCGCCTTTTTCAGGTCGGCGATGAAGCGCGCCTTGGCGTCAAACCCCCACGTTTCGGGAACCTTCGCGTAAAAGAATGGTTCATAATCGCGCACAATGATGCAGCACGTGTTGCCCTGCTCGTTGATGCCAAACATCTGAATTGTGAATTGTTTTTTGTCCTTGTTGAATTTTTTAGTGTATCCATTCCCGTTGCTGCTGCTGCTGCCGCTGCTGCCGCTGCCGCCTTGCGCGCCTGGCGCTTCATCGCGCACTTGAAAATCAAATAAACGGAAGGAATGTGATTGTGTGTCCGATTGTGTGTCCGATTGTGTGCCCGATTGTGTGTCCATAATTGTATTGCAATGATTTGACTTGCTGAGTTGCCTTGCTTTGGTTAGATTGCATGCAATGTTTAATTGATTTCAATTTTTATTTTTATTGTATTAGTGCGCAAATAATATAAAATAATAGTGTCATGTGCAATTATAATTGAACAATTAATTATTAAATAAATGAGTAGTGCTGCTTCCATATCTGCAGCGAAGAAACGTCGTGCCAATCAAGTGCAACCCAACATGACACTTCCGCAACAGCCGCAGATGCAACGACCCGCAACAGCTCCGTCTTTAGCAAATTTGACGCCCGCTCAACGACAACAATTCATGTTGCAACAGCAGCAACGCGCACAACAGCATCAGCAGCAGCAGCAGCAGCAGGCGCAACAGCAGCAGCAACAGCATCAGCAGGCGCAACAGCATCAGCAGGCGCAACAGCATCAGCATCAGCAGGCGCAACAATCCCGAACAATGCAATCACGCACACAGCAACCGCAGCAGCATCAACCGCAGCAGCATCAACCGCAGCAGCATCAACCGCAGCATCAACCGCAGCAAGTAAAAAAGGGAGAGTTGGCATGGCCTGCGCCACCTATTTACCTAATGAAACAAATGGACACCATGCTGTTTCAACAGAGTCAAAGCATTGATGACATAAAGAACCGGTTGAATTGTATTGAATCCGGCGCGTTTTCTGAGTCTGGATTGGATGGATTGTCCGGATTGCATGAATCTTCAGAATTAGATTTAGACCAAATTAAGCCCGCGCTCATGTCTGACAACGATTTTGTGTCTGGCATTGTGGACAACATCATGACCAATTCCAACTTATCCGAAGTCATTGAACAAATTGACACCGTTCAATCGGAAACCCGGGAATTGCGCGAATTGCTTCACGCTCAACAAAAGACCATCAATGAAATGAACATCATGTTACTGAAATTGATTAGCCAAAGTTTAGTTCCTGCCGCTACAGCTGCGCTTATTCCCGCTACAGCTGCGCTTATTCCCGCTACAGCTGCGCTTATTCCCGCTACAGCTGCGCTTAATGCCGCGCCCGCGCCTGCAGTTGCAGAAGATGAACGCGATGAGGATGAAACGGGGGTTGCGGTTGTTGAAGCTGCGGTTGTTGGGGCTGCGGTTGTTGGGGCTGCGGTTGTTGGGGATGCGGTTGTTGAGGATGCTGGATCCGCTCGTGCAGATGAGAATAATAACATTCAGCTGGACGTAATGGATGTGTGATCAATCAATTGCACGCGACCCCCCTCGTAATATTTATATGAAAATTATGGTAGCATATAAATAAGCATAAATACTCATATAAAAAATACATCACATAATTCGTTAGTGTATTGCATATAACCCTGGTTCCTATATTAAAATGCAGTCAGTGTTTGCCGTGCTTATATTTTGCGTGGTGTTGTTCCTGTATTTGCACATTTATTTTCACATGAAAACCAGCAACGACTTGGAGGTGTACGAAATAGACCAACCGTCCAAAGACAAATTGGAAGAGGTGTGCGATTTGCGGCAGCCCGTGCTGTTTGATTACGCGAACGATCGGCTGATGGAATCGTGCACGCTGAATGCAATCCGCGCCGCATACGGCGCATTTGACGTGCGTCTTCGCAACGTGAAAGACGCGGCGGATGAAGCCGACGCAACCGAATTGTACGTGCCACTCACGCTGCACGCCGTTGCCGAGTCGTTCCGCGGCGACAAGGAATCGCGCTACATCAGCGAGAACAATGGCGACTTCCTGGAAGAGACGGGGCTCATCAAAACGTTCAAATACAACGACGCGTTTTTGCGCCCGCCGATGGTGTCCAAATGCATGTATGACGTCATGTGCGCGTCTCCCGGAACCACGACGCCGTTGCGGTACGAGCTGAATTATCGCAACTATTATTTAGTGACGCATGGCAGCGTTAAGCTGCGGCTGATTCCCCCCCACGCCAGCAAGTACCTGTGCCCCGTGGCCGACTACGACAATTTTGAGTTTCGGTCGCCCGTGAATCCGTGGCAAATACAAAGCGAGTACCGCGCCGATTTTGACAAAATTAAGACGATGGACGTGGAACTGCGCGCAGGACAAATCATTTACCTCCCCGCGTTTTGGTGGTGCAGCATGCGGTTTCCGAATGACGCGTCAACCACCATCTGCTGTTTCAAGTATCGCACCTACATGAACACGGTCAGCATATTGAACCAGCTGGGCATGTGGTTGCTGCAGCAACAAAACGTGAAGCGCGACACCATTGAAAAAAAAATAACGGCCAATGCGCCTGCTGCTGCTGCTGCTGTTGCTGCTGCTGTTGCTGTTGCGGCCAATGGCAACAATGCAACCGATTCAAGTGTGAATCCCATTGGCGACGGCAACAGTTAAAAACTCGGCGGCGCTTATGCGGTCTTCGGCCGGGCAAAGCGCGCGCCGAAATAAGTTGCGCGTCGGCTCATCCTGAATTCGGTCAAAATATTCGGGATTGATGTAGCCGTTCCGACCAACATCAAAAAAGTCGGACGGGTAGTCCTTTGAATACGCACTGATTTTGCGCAACACGATCATCATGAAAAACATTAGCGCAAACGACCACACGTCGTGATGCTTTTGAATTTTTGTCCAGCTGTAGGTGTCCATGTCAATGGAGGGGTTGAACCCGTTTCCCGTTTCAGGGGCGCAAAACGGCTTGGTCCCACCGGTTCCATCAGTGTGTCCCGGACTGCCCGACATTCCGAAATCAATCAAATAGAGCGACAACGACGGCGACGGCCTCTTCCATTCTGCGTCAGAATCGGAAGACCGGGTGGAATCGCTTGAATCGGACCCAGACACGCGATCATGGCCCGAATTGGCGCAGCAGGGAGTTATTTTTATCAACGTGTTTCCGGGCTTGATGTCCCCGTGCACAATGTTTGACGCGTGCAAATACGCGATTGCTTCCGCCATTTGAATGCACAGCCGCATGATTTGCTCATTCGTGGGCGACGCGTTCGCGTGTTTGAACCACGTGTCCAGCGTTTGAGAATGGCGCACGATGGGCTGTATGCTGTACGAAATGTGATGAAACATGGTGCGCACGCTGGCCGGTATTTTGCAGATGCTATTCAAATGCACTTGCACCGGCAAAACAATGTGATGAACTGGATCAATTCCGCATCCGACCACCATGTCATGGTTGGTCGTGTGTTTCATTATTTTTGAAACCACAAAATGTTCCGAGACAATTTGCGAGTTGTGAAACGCGTGCTCTACCCGCACTATGAATGCGTTGATGCGGAAGATGCCGATCATAGTGCGCAAACGACGATACATGTTGAACATTTGCGGACGGTCGTGAACGTCTACGTCCGACACGTCAATATGAAGTGCGGGACGGCGCCATATTTTTCTAATGTAGTTTGGAATGTCGTCAGTGCATGTTTCGTATGTTCTAAGCGTGTTTTTTTTGTGCTCCGTGAAGAAATACAGTTGCCGAATCATTGCCACCAGTGGCACAATGTCGTCCATTGCAGCCATTTTCCATTTATGGATCACAACCAATTCATGCTCGTATTCAAAATCATCTGTGACAGGAAGCGCAGCGGGAACTACCTGAGCAGCAGCAGCAGCCGGAACAAGCGCAGCAGCAGCAGCAGCAGCCGGAACAAGCGCAGCAGCAGCAGCAGCAGCAGGAACAAGCGCAGCAGCAGCAGCAGGAACAAGCGCAGTAGCAGGAACAAGCGCAGCAGCAGCAGCAGCCGGAACTACCTGAGCGGCAGCAGCAGCAGCAGCAGCAGGAACTACAACCGCAGCGGCAGGAAGGGGGGGTATCATGCGTGCATCTGAAAATTCCGAATACGACCCGGGATTGTCATGGACGGGAGTATGATCGCATCCGCACGTTTTCATGGGTGAATTCATTATTTTTTTAATAAATTTCCGTATGAATCTAAACATGATGGAGGGGTTGTAGTAATTGGGGGTGTTCGGTTTATATTGTTTATATTTTGCATAAAAAATATAAACACTATGCATGCCTTCTACGCAACGCAATCAATGAAATCAAATGCTGCGCTGAACATGGCGTCGCTTGAAAAGGCGCTGGACAATGAAAACAACGCGGTGGTTTCAACGATGACCACGCGCAAAATCGGCGCAGAAAACATGCGACAACTGCAGCAGCTGGGGTTCAGCCCAGCCACCTTTGCGGATTACGCTCACAAATTGAGAGATTATCGGTACGTGGATGATTTGAACGGGCTCACGCACGGAGCCTACATCCGCTGGATTGACTTGAAGAATCCGGAACGCCTGTGTCTTGCGCGGGGGGCCATCATTTGCGACATTAAAATCGGGCAAAAGGGGGTGCATCTGCTGTGCAAAACACACCCCAGTCCCGCCATGTTTCACGTCATCATGGACGAAGTCATAATTTTTCAGCGCTTGAGCCAGCAAGAGCGCGTCATTCTTGCCGCGATGGATTATTTGGATGATGACGGGGACAGCGACGGGGACAGCGACGGGGACAGCGACGGGGACAGCGACGAGGACGACGACGAGGACGCATGATGCATTAGAGACCGATAATCGGCACGAGAAATGACGACGAATTCAGTGTCGTTAACGTCGTCGTTGTCATTGCATGCGTTGGAAGTGGGTTTGGATGAGACGAGGTACGCAATGCCGTCATACGTTTTTCCTAAACACCAGGCGCTCAATTTGAATGCGACTGTCAGCGCCAATTCGGCAATGAAGAAAATCACCATGCACGGAATAGAAGGGTCTTATCATTTTGCAAATATAATATTTTTACGGGTTTTGGCAAGTCTTCGTCCCTTGCGGGGTTGCAATTGCGCTCGTCCCTTGCACGACATGTCAAAGTATTTCAACCCTTTTTTTCTAAACACGCTGGCAGTGCATAGCCCAATCGCATTTTGAGTGCCCACCTTTTTCTCAACGGCCTGGATGCATTTGCACAACTTGGTTGCTAAAATATCTTCTGCCGTTTGTTTTAGCTCGCGGTTGCTCAAATGCTCAAATGGCAGTTTGTAATACGAGAGAATCTTCTCATAATCCGTTTTTGTCATGGTCATGGAACGCGATGTGCTCATGTTCCTGTGATTTGGTGTGATTTGGTATTATTTGGTTGGTGTTAAAATGCAAATACAAATACGATAATGGTGCTTGTGTCTAATTATGTCTAAAACCAAACCCGGGTCCTAATAAACCCGGATAAAATATTTTAATTATGGGGTGTTGCAAAAAAATGACATAAATAAACCTGCAAATTTAAATATTGAATTATTATAATTGATTTAGTGCGCATTCGCATTTTAAAAAAGGGGGGATCACACGATGGCAAATATCCCGAAAAAAAAAATAGTAGTGCTTGACGTGGATGAAACTCTCGGGTATTTTGTGGAGCTCGGCATTTTGTGCGATGCGCTCACCCAACTGGCATGGAACAACGACGCGGCAGCTCAATACACGCACTTCAACCATTTGATGGATGCATTCCCCGAATTCCTGCGACCGAACATCCTGGACATCCTGCGATTTTTGAAAATGAAAAAAGACGCAAACGAATGCTGCGGGGTCATGGTTTACACCAACAACAACGGCCCTCGCGCATGGGTGGAACACATCATCAAATACATGGAATCCAAACTGGGCGCGCCGCTGTTCGACCAAATCGTGGCGGCGTTCAAAGTGAACGGGAAAATCATAGAAATGGGCCGCACCACGCACGACAAAACGTATGAAGATTTGCTGCGGTGCACCAAGCTGCCGTCCAATGTGGAAGTGTGCTTCTTGGACGACCAAATGCACTCACACATGGAGCACGGGCAGGTGTATTACATCCACGTGAAACCCTACGTGCATCAACTCAGCGTGCAAACATTGATGGACCGATTTTCGCAGAGTCATGTGCTGCGTTCAACCACCGCGGCACCCGAGTTGCACCACCGCGTCTCAAATTTCATGCAACGGTTTAGCGCAACCCACGTTCCAAAAGACCCGATGGAACAAGAAATTGACCGCATTATTAGCAAAAAAATAATGGAACATCTGAATGAGTTTTTTAAGGGCACCCCCCAAGCCCCAAAACCGCTTCCATTAAAGCTGCAAACCACAATGAAGCAGCACGATCATGCCAATAAACCCGATTCAAAAACAAGAACAATGAAAAAGAAGGGTTGATCCAATCCATTGCATTGCATTCATTTCATTAAGCAAAGCAATCAATCCATTTTTTTCACAGTGTTATATTATATAACCGCCATTTCAAAATGTTCAACTTCTCCAGCTTCCTTTATCTTGTCTTTTTGTTCTACGTGCTCAGCCCCAACGTGCTGCTGCGCATCCCGCCCAACGGATCCAAGCACGTGGTTGCATTCGTGCACGCCGTCGTGTTCGCCATGGTGTATTACTACACCTCGGGCTACGTGAGCGGGCTTCTCGCTTCGCTTTAAGCGCGCGCCATTTGTGCGCCATTGTCATTTCATTACATGCAATTGCAATGAAATAAAATCTGTTTGATAATAATTTTGATAATGAGTTTGATAATAAATTTCAAGTGCGTTTTTTGCAACGCGTTTTTGCATTTGCAGTTGCCTTGCGTTTTCTGCTCCAGTTCTTGCGTCCTCCTTTTGGAAGCTGCCTGGCAGGGCCAAGTTGATCGCGACCGTATAAAATGCCGGTCAAATACCTGGCATTCGGGGGTGATGGATTGGGCGGATTGGGGGTCAACGCGTAGATAATGTCGGCCGTCCTATAATTTGCGATCAAAAATGCCATCACAGGTTGAGATTCAACCGCAGGGCCGGTGTTTGCCATGACAAACGATGTTGATCTGACTCCGTGAAGAGGAAGCCCTTGTGGATCCACAAAATGCATTTCCCCACTCGGTGTAATCCAGAATGACACCCAGTGTCCCATTTCACTCAACGTGTCAGGGGTGCCAGGTTTAAATTCGGATGGATACATTTTGATGAACCACGCATGATGTGTCGGCGATTGTCCGACCGCCTGCAGGTTGTCCCAAATTTTTTTCAATCCATCCCGTGCGGGCATTCGTTCAACAATGTAGCGTCTCTCAATATCGCGCGGAAGTAAGAAACCATTCATTACATTTAAAAAATATCTAACACTTTCGCCGGCCACAACAATCTGGTTAGTTTTTAAATTGGTTCTTTGTTGAGAACCCAACATTGATGCAATGACATTTGCTTGATCATATGGTATAATTCCATAAAATGCAAATAAATTTAATAGGCACGATTGATGTGTCATGTGCTTCATTCCCTGATACGACACCAATGGTACGGATGTCCGTGGAGGGCCGGCTGCCATGGAGTACTCCAATAGTTGAATGTTGGGTAGCAATCGGAGGGATTTCTCAATTGACGTCGGCGATGATATGATCACGCCAGGGGGAAGTGGAGTGATTTGCAGCGGTGGTATGGGAGTGGATCTTTGTCTGCAACAAAAAAATATGATATGTAATTTTTCGGGGTTGATCGCTTTCCCTGTCCTTAATTTTAGTTTTATATCAGCCGATACCATTTGAAATAAGTCGCTGTAAGTGTAAAATTTTGCATGATCAAAGTCGTCGTGCGTCTTCAGTCGTGTCATTCTGACATCGCATATGCCTTCTTCATCATTGCCCAAAAAGTCATAGCGAAACAATCCAATGTGAGGAGTGTTCACGTCAATTGTGGCCGACGATGAAAATAAAATTGGATGCAACATGGCGATGTTTCCATCCGCAGCGCAATGTTCGGACCCATGCATAAATAATGGCATGTTATCCATCATTTGTTGTTTGCTTTTAAACCCGTGGAGCATTTCCGCATGTCTCGTGTCAGGACAAGCGTATTTTGGAGCGAAATAATCTATATTTGTAAATTCAGTGGGATATGGATAATAATCATCCGACAAAGCGGACCCGTGAAAAAAAAACATGTATGTCCGAGCCTTTAATTTTTTGCCTGCACACACACCGTGAGGCAACGGCAACATTGACACGCCGGCGTCTCCGGACGAAGCGTGTGCCGACGAAGCGTGTGCCGACGAAGCGTGTGCCGACGAAGCGTGTGCCGACGAAGCGTGTGCCGACGAAGCGTGTCCTGGCATGGAACCCAACGCTTCAAATGGATTGAATCCCGACTTGGAACCCAACGCTTCAAATGGATTGGTCCACGACGACGACGGACCCGACATGTGTTAAATGGGGTGTATTCGCGGTGATTGTGATATACAATAACAATTTATATAAAATTCATTCCACGTTTTTAATTTCGGTGCGAGTGGAATTGTTGAATGTGCGGTTTGCTAAATTGAAGCAGTCTGGGTTCATGGGTGCAAACTTCTCGGTTCGGAATAGCAGTGGATGGGTTTGCTGAATCTGACGCGAGTCAATGCGCACGTTGTACAAGTCGCTATTGGACGACGGCACGTATGCAGACTGCTCGCACCGTTGCAGCGCGAAAAACTGGTTGCGCAGCGTGGATTCCACATTGACCGCGGTGGCATAGCCGGACCACGGAGCCACTGCGCTTCCCGGATTGAACACGTGTTCCGGGTTATACACGGGGTAGTTCATCAGCGGGACGGTGGCTTCTTTGCGCTGGTCCAAAATCGGCATGATCGTGTATTTGGACAGCACCGGACGTGCGCCCAGCTGCGGTTGCAGCGGCGTCGACGGAATGTTGCGATCCCGCATGCGACGGCTCAACTCTTCGGTGCGTTCCTGCTGGCAGTACGCCACGCCTTGGGGCACGCCGTAAAAGGGTTCATGCTGCATTGTATTTGTATTTGTATTTGTATTTGTATTTGTATTTGTATTGTGTGAATATATTTTTAATATATTTATATTTTTGAACATATTTAAAGAGTGCATCACATTGTTTACCACATTGTTTATCAAACCGGACACCACCTTTTCAAGGTCCATGTGCGGCATTTTTTATTACGAAACCATTGAATTTGGTTCAGGCAGGCGCATTCCCGTGTCCAAACTGCAAACCCTGCAGACCAATTTTGCTAAAATATCTCATCGGGGGCCCGACAACAGCCGCTTCGTTGCGACTGCGAACGGGCAGCGCTGCATGGGGTTTCATCGCCTTGCCATCAACGGACTAGCCGCCACGGGCGATCAACCGTTTGACATCATGGGCTGCGAACTGGTTTGCAACGGCGAGATATACAACCATCTCGCGCTCATTGAAAAGTACGGACTAACGTGTGTGAGCGGGTCCGACTGCGAGGTCATCATTCATCTGTACCGGCTGTTTGGCGGCGACATGCGCGCCACACTAAAGGAGTTGGACGGCGTGTTTTCGCTGGTTCTCATTGACAGAGAGCACAACTTGGTGCACGTTGCGCGCGACCCGTTTGGCGTGCGGTCGCTCTACATCGGCACTTCCAGCGACTACGAGTGCGACATTTCGGTTGCCAGCGAAATGAAGGCGCTGCAGCACTGCCACCACGTGGAACAGTTTCCCGGCGGATGCTACATGACCGTGTCTAAAACCGGAACCGGAACCGGAACCGGAACCGAATTGGAACAATCCAACCCAACCAAATTTGACACGCAGCTGCAACCATACTACGCGGACCTTCGCTTGGACGAGACCCAGGACGTGCCGTACATTTACGATTTTGGCACGGCCTCCTTGGATGACGACATCCACGCTTCGCCCGCACAATTGGAAATGCGCGCGTGCGTGTTGCTGCGCAACTTGTTTGAATTGGCGGTGTGCAAGCGGCTGATGAGCGAGCGCCCCGTGGGCTGCCTGCTGTCGGGCGGGCTGGACAGTTCCATCGTCACCGCGCTGGTGGTCAAGTACATGGCCGCAATGGCCCCTGGCGCGGTGGTCAACACGTACGCGGTTGGCCTGGACGGGTCGGTGGATCTGAAGTGGGCGCGGCGCGTGGCCCAGCACCTGGGCACGCGGCACCACGAGGTGTGCCTGACGGAGCAGCAGTTTTTGGACGCGATTGACGCCACCATTTGCCAGATTGAGAGCTACGACACCACCACCGTGCGCGCGTCGGTGGGCAACTACTTGGTCAGCAAGTACATTTACGACAACACGGACAACGTGGTGATTTTTTGCGGCGACATGAGCGATGAGATTTTCGGGTCGTATCGCGGGTTCGCCAAAGCGCCCAGCGACCACGCGTTTGCCAAGGAGAATGCGCGCATGGTGCGGGACGTGCGCTGCTTTGACCTGCTGCGGTCGGACAAGAGTATTAGCGGGGCGGGACTGGAGGCGCGCGTGCCCTTTGCGGACAAGACGTTCCTGGAATTTGTGATGAGCCTGCCGCCGTGGATGAAGCGGTTCGGCGAAGGCACGCAGTACGCCGTGGAAAAGCACTTGTTGCGCCGGGCGTTTGAGGGGCTGCTGCCGGAGGACATCATGTGGCGGCGAAAGGAAGCGTTCAGCGACGGCGTGAGCGGGCACGATCGCACCTGGGTGCAAATCATCCAAGAATACGTTATCACGCGCGTGAGCGATGTGGAGGTCGGCCTTGCAAATGAGTTGCAAAAATTCAAGCACAACGCGCCGTACGACAAGGAGAGCTACTATTACCGGACCGTGTTTGAGCGGCATTTTCCTGGAGGGGGGCGCGCCGAGACCATCCCGTATTTTTGGAGGCACCCGTTTTGTGACGGCGCATTAGACCCGTCGGCGCGGCTATTGAAGGACGTGTATTCGGCCGATAACCAATGTTAAGCGGGCCCCCGTCTTGTCGCGCTAAATGCCCAAGATTTGCATATTTGCACACAATATGCAAATCATTTTTACACAATGAACCTGAATTTAGACCAAGTGGATCACGTCACGCTGGACCTGATGGTGAATCAGCCGCAGTATGAGCGCTATCTGCGCGCGAAAGAAGCCGACCTGAGCGGGAAGTTTGAAAAAGCCAAGCGTTTTTATAAAAAACGGATCATGGAAATGGCGCGGGACTTGCTGAAGGGCGAAACGGCGAACGACATTTTTGTGCTGCAGGCGTTTGATGCGTTTGCCAAAGCGTGCATCACGCATTTTAGGAACAAGGACAAGAACGACGCGCTGCAGGAGGAGCACATCGCGGAGTGCGTTGCGATAGGGCATTTGCCGCCCATTGTGGAAGAATCCGCTGACCACGCGGACCACGACGATGGCGATGATGACGATGATGGCAACGATGGCAACGATGGCAACGATGGCAACGATGGCAACGATGGCAACAATGGCAACAATGGCGCGCTTGATCAATTGTCCAAGCGAAAGTTGGAGATACTGCTATCATTTGACAAGCACAAGTCGCACACGCCCACGCTGGACACGTATGTGATAAAAACCACGCCGGCCGCATCAACGCGCAGCAATCACGTGCCCGTTCCTCAGCTGAAAGAAATCAATTTGGATGACCCCAAATTTAAAACGAAAGACCTTAAGCCCAAACCATCCAAGCACAAATCCAAATCACCCCATGATTCCCAAAATGAATGAATGAAATAATTTATTTGCATACTGTAATTACAATTGCATTATTGCCATTCATTGCCATTTATTAATATTGCATTGGTTGCATTGGTTGCATTGGGGATTTGAAATGAAACCTAAAACTAGAGCCAAACGCACGCCTAAACATAAAACCAAGGCCAAATCCAGACCCACCCCCAATAAAAATAAAACTCACCGCACCCGCCGAGCCCCGGCAAAGGAGTTTGAACGGCTGAAGTGCGGCCCCGTGCAAGAGAATTACTTCACGTGCTACGACAATGAGACGCTGCACAAATTAAGAGACGGTTGGAACGCGCGCCACCCCGATGTCCGCATTGAAACGAACGACCCGAAAGAGATTTGGACGGCGATGAAAGACCGCATGACGGGCTTGTGTCGCAACGAGGCGTGCTGGCTAAAGCAGATCACCGGCGTGGCATTTGCGGACGATGCAACGTTTGCCCCGGAGGCGCCGAAGTCGTGGATCCGCAATCCCGACGAGTGGTTAAGCAGCGAAGAGATTGAGAACGTGATGAAGCAGTACGAGAACAAGTTTCCCGCGTTTGAGTTTCTGGGACCGTCGCCGAGCGATTACAGCGCGCCCAAGTTGGCCGGCGTGTGCGTGTGGGAGGAGCTCTGCAACTTCAGCCTGAAGAAATACGTGGATTCCGGCACGCACCAAATTGGCGTAATTTTCAACACGGACCCGCACACGGAAGATGGCGCGCACTGGGTGTCGGTGTTCATCAACCTGGGATCTTCTAACAACGGCTCCAACCACGGCGACAACAACGGCAAGAAGAGCGGCGACAATTACATCTTCTTTTTTGACAGCACGGGCGACCGCCCGCAAAAAGAGATTCGCGAATTTATAAAAACGGTGTCGCAGCAAGGGCGCGCACTGGGCATCCGGTTCAAGTACCACGAAAACCGAAAGAAGCACCAAAAACGCAACACGGAGTGCGGCATGTACTCGCTCTTCATGATTGTGAATCTGGTTGAAGGGACGCGCACGCCCGAGGAGTTCATGCGGGGTGGTCGCATCCCTGACAGCAACATGCTGGAATTCCGCAACGAGTATTTTAACCGAGGCGGCAGCATTTAGCATTTGGATGGACTTATGAAAATGGACCCCCCCCCTTGGTTTATTTTATTTTTTTCATTTATTTTTATATAAATAAATGGTATAATACACAAGTGTAAATGACAACCGTTACGGACACCAACTTCACATATGTTGTGCTGTCTGCCACCGACAAAACGCTTTCCGTTATTGGAGTGAATCCCACGAAATACCCGACATCTCTCGTCAATTGGGGCACGTTCCCTCAAATCCCGACCGTTTATGGCGGCACGAATATAACGTACAATGGCAACGGAAATTCGGCCAATGCATACAAAATCACCGAAATTGGCGTGTCTGCATTTGAATCCAAAACGGCCTTTTCAAGCACGCCGCTTTCGCCCACATTTCTTCCGATTAATTTGACCCGCATCGGAAACAAAGCATTTATGGGGGTCGCGCTTCAAGGGACCCTGACCATTCCCGAAAACATTGTCACGATTGGGGAAATGGCGTTTTACAATTGCAGATTGATCACAAACGTGGTCATTGGAAGCGTCGTGAATTCGGACGTCATCTCCCACTTGTCCGACCTGACGGCGGTGTTGAACCAAGAAATCACCGCCCGGAACCTTGCGGACGATTCGTTGCACCTGCTTAAGGCACCGAAACACAACGCCATTCTGACGGGGACAGCCGCCTTTCCAACGGCCGCCCTCACGACCGCCGCCATTTCCACCGCAAACGCAACCGCCGCAACCATAACCGATGCAACCATTCAGCACATGACGGTTGCGAACAAACTTGACGTGTCCGGCGACATGACGTTTTCGGGAAGCACGACCACCGCGGGTCAGTGGGACTTCACGACCCAACCCAAACACAACACCGACGTCTTTGCCACGGAAGCCCATGTCACTTCCAATGTCATCGCGCTGGCCGGCGAGATGACTGCCACGATGAGCACGCTGCTGGCACTCACGACCGCCATTGAGAACGACCCCGACTTTGCATCGGCCGTCATTGACGGGAATTCCGTGTTGTCGGCCTCTCTCATTGCGGAAACCGGGGCGTGCAATTCGGCAACAACGTCGCTTTCCATCGGCTTGAGCTTGGCCACCGCATCCCTGGCGCTTGCCGACTCCACGCTAAGCACGGCGTTAAGCGCCGAAACGAGCAGCCGCGGGTCGGGTGTTGCCTCCCTGTCTCAAGCCACGAGCACCGCGGCGGCGTCATTGGGCGCGGCCGACACCGCCCTTAGCACCGGCATTTCCACCGAGGTTCGCGCGCGCAGCATTTCCACATCGGCGCTGTCCAGCACCCTCGGCTCGGCCACCGCATCCCTCACGTTCGCCGACTCCACGCTGAGTACGGCGTTGAGCACCGAAACGAGCAGCCGCGCGTCGGCGGGTGCCTCCCTGTCTCAAGCCACGAGCACCGCGGGGGCGTCATTGGGGGCGGCCGACACCGCCCTTAGCACCGGAATTTCCTCCGAGGCTCACGCGCGCAGTACTTCCGTGTCGGTGCTTTCCAGCGCCCTGAGCTCGGCCACCGCATCCCTCACGACCGTCGACTCGTCGCTCAGCACGGCGTTGAGCGCCGAAGCGACCGGCCTTGGATCCGCACGGGATTCGCTATCCGCGTCTGTTTCGGGCGTGACGAGCCAAGCGCAAACAAACATCCGAACACTGTCGGCCGCGGTGAGTGCCGAAACCACCGCATTGGGCAACGACACCGCTGTGTTGAGCGCGTCCGTGATGACGGCCGCAAATCCAATCACTCTCGCGAACTCCGTGCTGAATGCGGGCATACTGGCGGAAATAACCGCCCGAGAGACCGCGAACTCGTCCGTGTCCGTTTATGCGACCGGCGTGGTCGCAGAGCTGGACGGGTCCAATGTCGCGCTCAGCACCGCCATTTCTGCGGAAATCTTGGTGCGCACAAGTCAGGTGGAGTCCATTTCAACGGGGTTGGGCGTGGCGGTGCCGTCATTGACCGTCGCTGCGTCCGCGCTTTCCACCGCAATCTCCGCCGAAATATATGCGGCGACCAGCACCTTGAACGCCGAGTTGTCTGCCATACAGGGAAGCGCACCCGACAGTCTGAACACGTTGCAAAAAATTGCGTCTGAATTGAACAGCAACCCCAGTCTGGCGCAGGTGGCAAGCGTAGCTGCGGTCGTCGCGACCGCCTCCAATGCGCTCTCTCAAGAAGTCGTCAATCGCACGAGTGCAATGACGTCGGTGACGTCGGCGCTGAGCTACGCGGTTGTGTCGCTTTCGGTGGCCGATGCGAGCATCAGCGCCGGGTTGTCGGCCGAAGCCAGCACTCGCGGCGCATCCGTTGCATCAGTGTCGGTTTCGCTGGCCAACGCAATGACCGATTTCACCGCCGCAACTGGAGCGCGTTCCGCAAGCCTGGCCGCGGAAATCAGCGTTCGCTCCACGTCCATCGCAACGGTTGGAACCGGGCTTGAAACCGCGTCAGCGTCTCTTGCCGCAACCACCCCTGCGTTGAGGAGTGCAATCTCCGCCGAATTGACCAATCGCGCGGTGTCGCTCTTGTCATTTTCCACGTCCCTCAGCGCGGCGAATTCCGCATTGGCTGCTGCAAACGGTGGGTTGAGCGCGGGTCTTTCCACCGAAATCGCGAACCGCACGGCGGCCATTTCGTCGGTTGAGTCGGTGCTGTCGGTGTCGGCCGCGGCCATGCAAACCGCGATTGATGCAGCCTCCGGGACCATTGCCGCCGTGTCGTCGGCTGCGGCGCTGAAAACCACCGCCGTGTATTTGAGTGCGCAAATCTCCAACATTCTCGGCGGCGCACCGGCGACGTTGGACACGCTTGCCGAACTTGGCGCGGCATTGAACAACCAAAACAACTTGGCGGGGTCCATCACCGCCGTGCTGGCCAACAAGGCTGCCGCAACGGACGTGTCTGCGCTTTCCACCGCGTTGGCGCAACGGGCGAATCAGTCCGATTACACGTTGCTGTCGGCCATCGTGAGCACCAAGGCCGCTGCAACTGTCGTCAATACCGCGAGCATCGGAATCACTGCACTGGGCAACACGATTAACACGCTGGTTGCAGAAGTCAGCGCGCTGAAAAACAGCGGCGGAAATGTTAATCCCGACACCGTGGTGGCAAACGGCGTGAGCCTGACAGACATTACGAATCGGACCAAGAACCTCTACATTAGACTGGGACTGACGAATGCGGACGGCACCATCAACGAAAAACTCAAGCGTCTGGCCAATCCTAGCCTTGTCAGCAGCGTCATCGGGTTTGAATACGATGCCGGGGGCGCAATCAACAAGGTCAACCACGTGATCACGGTGCAGTTTGACAAAGACCAAAAGAGCGTCTCCGTGACGGGCGGCCCAGGAAATCCCACCACCACTATTAACAACATGGTGTTAAATTCAAGCAACCAATATGCGTTCACGGTGGCCTACGTGGGCGACCTCGCCTTCTATGAAGCCACCAAAACGGCGGTCAGCATCGTTGCTCTGGATACGCCGTACAAGTTGGCTCCGGCTTTGCCCACTGTGTCGGCACCCGCATTGCTCTTGCCGTTTATCTCATTGGACACCACCAACACCGTAACTGTTTCATACACCGGCAACGCCGCCGATGTTCCAACGTCGGCACCCCTGTTCATTCAAGCCAACCCCCGAGGAACCGGTGTAGAATGGTTCGCGGTGGTGAAGCAAGGCATGAAGGCGGCGATTACCAACTATGCCAGCGGCACCAACGCGCCATTTATCCCGCCCGGACAGTCGCAGCCCGTGCCGTTCAATAATATCGTGACAACCCTCATGACCGATATGTCCTATATGTTTGCTAACGTCGATGCATTCAATTCGCCGATTGCTTCGTGGGACACATCAAATGTTAATAACATGAACCAAATGTTTTACAGTGCAACTGCGTTCAACCAACCCATTGGTGCATGGAACACGGGGGCTGTTACGAACATGAGTGGCATGTTCGGTGCCGCCACTGCATTCAACCAACCCATTGGTGCATGGAACACTGGTGCGGTTACCAACATGAGCTTCATGTTTTCCAGTGCTACTAATTTCAACCAAAACATCAGTGCATGGAACACGGGGGCTGTTACGGACATGACGTTCATGTTTTATAATTCAGCATCATTCAACCAACCCATTGGTGCATGGAACACATCAAGCGTCACCATAATGAATGACATGTTTCGCAATTCAACGTTCAATCAAAATATAGGATCATGGAACACCTCAAATGTTAATAACATGACCCAAATGTTTTACAGTGCAACTGCGTTCAACCAAGACATCAGTGCATGGAACACGGGGGCTGTTACGAACATGAGTGGCATGTTCGGTGCCGCCACTGCATTCAACCAACCCATTGGTGCATGGAACACTGGTGCGGTTACCAACATGAACCACATGTTTTATGGTGCCACTGCGTTCAATAAAAACATCAGTGGATGGAACGTCGCAAGCGTGACCCCCAAACCTCCCACTGGTTTCAGCTCTGGCTCGGCTCTTACGGCACAAAATAGCCCGGTTTGGGGTATTTATGCATACACGTCGCACACATTTACGACTGCAGATGTATCTGGAAGAACGGGTCCAACATTATCTGCCGTGAGAACCGCGTATGCAAATGCGGGTGCAACTTGGGCATCGTCGCATGTGAATATGACAAGTGATAATGGTATTCAATTATGGACGGTGCCGGTGACGGGGAGTTACACGATTCGGGCGGTGGGGGCGGGGGTTCCATACAACAGTACTGGAACAAATGCAATGAATGAACATCAAACAGGCATGGACATAACTATAACTACGACACTTACAAGGGGGGAAGTTATTAAGATTTTGGTGGGACAGCAACCAATTCTGACGCAGGCAAATGGAGCAGGTGGAGCAGGTGGAACTTTTGTTGTGAGAGGAACCCAAACACCAATCATTGTTGCTGGTGGGGGTGGTGGAAGAGGAGGTGGCGGCTGCAATTCAGCGAGCAATGCAAACAATGCTCCAGCCGGAAAGTCAGGTCATGGAAGTGTTAATAACCCCACGTATCAAAAGGGCATCCTTGGTGGCTCAGGCGGCAACAGTGGTAATGGTGGTGATGGACGTGGGAACAGTGGTGGTGGTGGTGGATTAATCGGAAATGGGTCATCTAATGGGGGATTATCATTTACAAATGGCGGGCTTGGGGGCCCTTCTAATTCCGTATCCACAGCTGGTGGATTCGGAGGAGGAGGATCAGGAGAAGTAGGACAAGAAGGCAGCGGTGGTGGCGGAGGTGGATATTCTGGTGGCGGTGGTGGCGGACAATTTTTTAATGCGTTAAATTATCTTTTAAACCCGAACAACCCCGCTAATTTTTTTGCGACTTCCGGTGGCGGTGGCGGTTCATATATATTGGACGGCACAACCATGACCGTAAATGGATACAACTCTGGGCATGGTTATGTCCAAATTACATATCTGTCATCATGAACCCACCCCTGAAAAATCAATTTGCCAATCAAAAGCATTTAAATCCATAAATTCATAAGTTGCATGACATAGTAATCCATATACCATGCAATCATCATTGACCGTGTGTTTGAACATGATCGTGAAGGACGAGGCGCACATCATTCGCCGAACGCTGGCCATGCTGTGTTCCAAGATCCGGTTTGATTATTGGGTCATTTGCGACACGGGGTCCGCCGATGCAACCCGCGAGATTATCCAGGAATTTTTCGCAACCGAGGGCATTGAAGGCGAGCTGCACTGCGACGAGTGGGTCAATTTTGCGCACAACCGCACGAAAGCGCTGACTTACGCATTCGGCAAAACCGACCTGCTGTTCGTGTTTGATGCGGACGACGACATTCACGGCACCATTACACTACCCACCTCCGCGACGCACGACGAGTACCACCTCAAATTCGGGTCACCAAATTCGGGCGGGATTAGTTACACGCGAACCCTGCTGATTAATAATCGCAAGCGCTTCAAATATTGTTCGGTCGTCCACGAATACATCAGCTGTCTGGAACCGTCGGCACACAATCACTTGCGCATGTGTGTCCTGGGCGGCGACTACCACGTGGTGTCGGGGCGCAGCGGGTCGCGCAACCGGGACCCCGACAAGTATTTGAAGGACGCGCTGATTTTAGAAGCGGCGCATGCCGAGGCGTTGGCCCAATGCGACCCGTTGCATAAGCGCTACGCGTTCTATTGCGCCAACAGCTACCGCGACTGTGGCCGGCACGAGGACGCCCTTCGCTGGTACAAGACCACGCTGTCCCAGGACAACTGGGCGCAGGAGAAGTACGTGTCGTGCCTCTACATATACCACTGCTACGAAGCGCTCGGGCAGAAGGAGCACGGGTTTTTCTACTTGGTGAAGGCGCTGCACTATGATTTGGAGCGCGCGGAGTGCTTGCATCCGCTGGTGGTGCACTACTGCTGCGAGAATGCAAACGATGTGGCGTACGGCTACTACCGCATCGTGCAGGCGCACTACGAGAGGGCGCAACTGCAATCCGTAAATGAACCCAATTCCGGATCCAAACTGTTTTTGGAGACCGACAAGGCCCACTTTTACCTGCCGTATTACATGATCATTGTTGCGGACCGGGTGGGTGACCGCGCGTGCGGGGTTCGCATGTATGAAATCATTTTCCGAAAGAAGCAGCGCACATTCAGCCATTGGCACTTGCGCAACCTGTTTTTCAATCTGCGGTTTTTCCTGAAATTCGTTGGTTCCGTGCATGAACTGGCAAACGGGGAATCGGTTTCGTTGCCGCAGTTTGTCGCGTTGGCCAACGAATACGTGCGGTTTTTGCGAGAGAACGGCGGCGTGCCGTCCAGCGCGTTTGACGAAATTGTAAAGGATTTCAATTACGCCGAGTGGGGCATCCATTTCAACCCATGTAATGCTACTTCCCCCCTGTGTTCGGCTAAATCTTCCCCCAATTTCTCTCGTTCCGAATGCAAAAGAAGTCGGGCCATCCTGTTTTACGCGGGGTACAGCGTCGTGCCGTGGAACCACAGCAGCATGTTGCGCGGCGCGCTGGGCGGCTCCGAACGCGCGGTGGCGCACCTGTCCAACGAGTTGTGTCGTCAGGGATACACCGTGTACGTTTCGGGCGGCGTTCTCAAAGACGAAGAAAGCGTTGGCGTGAAGTACGTGGGACTGTCCGACTTGCCGGAGCTGCTGCGCACCACGGCATTTCACACGGTGGTGTGTTCGCGATACGTGTCGTTTTTGGAGCTGTACGGGGGTTCCGCATCGTGGCACCGGTTCTACGTGTGGGCGCACGACACGCACTTGTTGTCGTACGGGTGCGACCTGAGCGACACGGCCATCATTGAAAAATGGTCGGACCGCATTGACGGCTGCGTGTGCCAGACGCGGTGGCACGCCGACGAGTACGCGCGCCAGTACCCGACGCTGAAATCCCGAATTCGCGTGATAAACAACGGCATTGACACCGCATTGTTCCCTGCCCTTGGATCCCTTGGAAAAAAGGTGCGGAACCGGTTCATTTACACGTCGCGCACGGAGCGCGGCTTGGCCCGAATATTGGACCTGTGGCCCGACATACTGGCAATGATGCCGGACGCCACGCTCGTCATCTCCACCTACGTGGCGTTCCCGTGCAACGACGACGAGCGCCGGATCCAGGCCCGCATTGCTGAACTCAATCAAATGCACACGGGGCAGCAAGAGGACTGCATTCGGCACTTGGGTCAGCTCAATCATGAGAAGCTGTACGCCGAAATGGGGGCGGCGGAGTACTGGCTGTATCCCACGGACTGGCCCGAGACGTCGTGCATCACCGCCATGGAAATGCTGATGTCGGGCGTCATTTGCCTGTACTATCCCGTCGCGGGACTGACGGACACGATGGGCGGATGCGGCATCCAGATTGCGCCCGGAACCGAAGTGGATGCGTTGATTAACCTTGTGAAGCACGGCGAAACCGAGCAAACCAAGCAAAGAGAGCGGGGGCGCGCTTATGCCGAGGGCTGCACCTGGACGCATCGGGCGCAGCAGTGGGTCAAGACATTGAAGTTGTCTGAACCATCCAAACAAAATGAATCAATACTATTATTTTTTCCAATTTGGTATAATGCACTCAATTTGCAGGATTACATTGACGGGGTTCGCACCATTTATGGGCGCGTCATTCAAACGAGCAATTCGGTTCATGCAATAGAAGCAATTGATGCGGACCCCACCATTTGCACGGTCATGTTCATATTTGAGGTTTCCAACGAAGAGATTTACAATCATTGTGCAAATATTAATTGCGCAAATGGACCCAATGGAGGACCCAACCGCGCCGCCATTCGGCTGTGCATTTTGAACACCGAACCACTGAATCTGCAATCACGGCTTCAAAACATGCAGATGCATTTGACAAAATATGACGGAATTCCGATTCATGATTACAGTTTGTCCAACATCAAAATACTGAACGACAATGGGTTCAAAAACACGCATCACGCGCCGTACATTCTATATGATGAGGAACAGAATGCCCTAAAAATGCTGAATGCGCAAACCGAAAAAACACATGATTTTGCAATTATATCTGACCCAATGATGTTGGAACGCCGCACCAAGGTCATGACATTTTTAATGGAGCACGGATACACGGTCAAAGTGATTACGGGATACAACAAGCACGAGCGCGATGCGCAAGTGGCATATAGCCGAGTGTTGCTCAACATTCACGGTTCATTGTGCGGCGAAGAATCAAAGATATTTGAACACATTCGGTGCGACCGGTTGCTGGCAGCGGGATACCGCATTCTGTCGGAAGAGAGCATCCATTTGGACCCCGATTTTGCGAAAGAGCACGAAGAAAATTTGAAACTAATTCCGTATTCTGCATTTTTTGAGGCTGATGTAATTGCGAAATGTTTAGCGGCATTGTCATCGTCGTCGTCGTCGTCGTCGTCAAACTCTAGGAAAATCATAGACTGTTTCATATTCTACAACGAGCTAGAACTGCTGGCGTATCGGCTGCAAGTGTTGGACCCAATCGTGGACTATTTCATCATCGTGGAGGCACGCCAAACGTTTGTTGGCGCCGATAAACCGTTGCATTACGAGGAGAACAAGCACGATCCACGATTTGCCCAATTCTCTGATAAAATAATTCACATTGTGGCGGACCTGCCTCACACTCAAATGGCTGGAAACGTGGACACCTCGCGGGATGACCAATGGGCGAACGAGAGATTTCAGCGAAACTGCATGAGTCGCGGCATTGAAAAAATCGCAGCGCATTTGGGCGACCGTGATGCAATCATTGTTGCGGACTTGGACGAAATCCCGGACCCGACCACCCTTCACGAAATAAAAAATCATCATGACTCGTTGCCTCTCGGAATCTACCGATTGGAACAAGATTTCTATTATTACAACTTGAACAGCCGGCGCAATGAAAAATGGTACCACTGTAAAATACTCACGTTCCAAAAATACAAGGAGTTGAACACCTCGTGCGAATCCATTCGGTTCTTCAAGTGTGATTCCATTGCGAAGGGTGGGTGGCACCTGAGTTATTTCGGCGATTCGCAATTCATTAAAAACAAATTGGAGAATTTTGCGCACCAAGAATACAATTCGGAGCAGTACACTGACACGAGGGAAATCCAAAAACGGATAGAGGGGTGCGTCGACTTATTCAATCGCGGAACGTGCATAAATGAGATGCAACGCGTGGCCATTTGCCACAACGAGTATTTGCCGCCGGGATACAAAACGCATCTGACGGCGTTTTACACGCCAGACGCCGAACCAGTCCGGGAGAAAAAATTGTTGCAGGTGTTAACTCATGAATATTATGGCAGTGCATGGAAGGGGCATTTTGAATTCAGCATGTGGTTGGTGAAACACGTGAGCCCGAAGACCATTGTGGAGTTGGGGGTGGATTACGGGCATTCCACGTTTTGTCTGGCCAGTCCCAACATCGGAACCGTCTATGCAATTGATTGTTTTGAGGGGGATGCGCATGCGGGATTCAAAAACACGGAACCCACGTTCGCCCGGTTTAAAACCGAGTTGGTGCAGCGGTCGCTGTTGTTATCCGACAACATAATAACAATCAAGGGCTATTTTGACGACGTGATAAAAACTCCCATGTTTGCGCAATGCCGAGAAATAGACATCCTCCACATTGATGGGCTCCACACGTATGAAGCGGTTAAAAATGATTTTTGCAAATGGTCGCTGAAAACGAGCCGCAATGCCGTCATTATACTGCACGATGTGGTGTCGTATCCCGATACGGTTGGCCGGTTGTTTAATGAAATAGAATTTCCAAAATTTTATTTCACCCATTCGGCGGGGTTAGGGGTTGTGTGCAAAAGTGAAGCGTCGTTGGCGCGACTATTGCAAGAAATGCATGCAGCCAACCTGCCGTGTTGCGAATTTATTAAGACATGCAATTATGCGCACGCATCCCGCAAAAAATATTGTTTTATACACAGTTGCACATTTTTGCACAATGGAACGGCTGCGCTGGATTGCCTTGTGGATAAAATAAATGCAAGCGGGCTCATTGATGCATTGGATGCCGTGTTTATAACCAATGTCGGCATTCCGGTTGAGGAGACCAAATACAACAATGCATTCAACAATGCAAATAATAATGGAAAATACATTTTGAGCAATTATTCTGAAAACGAACAGTTGTATGAAAATCCGACCCTGAATAAATTGAAACAGTTTTCCGTAAATAACCCGGACAGCTATGTGTTGTATTTGCACACCAAAGGCAATTCATATTTAAATGCACGGCAAGAAATCACCGATTGGACAAACATGATGCTGCATTTTTTGGTTGAAACGCACGAGGATTGTTTTCATGCATTGGATGGTGCGCACGACACCGTTGGGTGCAATTACGGCGCAAGTCCAGCGCCGCATTATTCTGGCAATTTTTGGTGGGCAAAAACGAATCACATTGCCACACTGCCTGCATTAAGTGAAGATGTCCCCGACAAAATGGCTCCCGAATTTTGGTTATTTCAAAACAATCACACTGCGTGCACGCTGCATTCATCCGGCATCAACCATTATCACGAAGCGTATCCCCGACGAAGATACGTGCGAACAAAACGGGGACATCGTGGCCTCGTCATCGGGTTTCACTCAAACCAGTTGTGCGAACGCGGGACCGAAGTGGCTCTATTCGATTATGCATTGTACAATCAGACGCTTTACGGCAATAAGAGCATTGTGTTTTACAATAAGAACAATCCCAATAATAATGCGAGAGTGATTGCCCGGTTTGAGTCGCATTTCAAATGCTACGCATACGTCGACTTTGCCGAGATTGACGCCGTGTTGATCAGTGAAGGAGCCGATTATTTTTACAGCATCGGACAGGGCATTGACATGCAATTGGTCTCGGCCTGCCCCAATTGCCTGCATGACGTGTTTCAGATGCAGCCGCATGGCGAACGGTATGCAACGGTTTCCAAGCATTTGGCATTGAGCTTCAATCGTCCGGACGTTCCGTTCGTTCCACACATTGTGCATTTTCGCAGCGAATGTTCGGATAATTTGAGAGAACTGCTTGGAATTCCGGCCGATGCAACCGTGTTTGGTCGGTATGGCGGATTCAATCAATTTGACATATCCTACGTGCATGAAGCCATTTGCGAATTCATTCAAACGCATCCGACCGCGTATTTCATTTTTGCAAACACGCGCGCATTTTGCGACGCGCATGCGCAAATCATGCACGTGGGCACCCTGTATGATGAAGCCGACAAACTCAAATTCATAAACACGTGCGATGCGATGATACACGCGCGAAGCGACGGGGAAACGTTCGGGCTTTCAATTGCGGAATTCTCCATTAAAAACAAGCCAGTTATAACGACGCATTCAAGCATTCCGAACTCGGATGCGCACATTGACATGCTGGGGGAACGCGCCATCATATACCGAAATAAACCAGAGCTGATCGCCATATTTCAAAACATAAAACAAATCGCGGCATCAAGGGATGATTGGAATGCTTATGCGGATTACAATCCTGAATCGGTAATGCGTCAGTTCATGGAGGTCTTCATAAGTGCATAAGTGCATAATGGAATTTGTATGAACTTAAATTACTATTACTATTTTCTCATGAACCCCATTTATTAAATTATCATTGATGCCGTTGGTTTCAGTGTGGGGTAAAATGTGCTTTTCAAATTTGACTCTAAAGTCTTCTAAATTATCATTGTGCACACAAACATGGTCGCTTGGATATTCATATTCCAAATAAAATACATGATAATTTTGTGCTCGGATGCAATCAAACAATTCCTTGCACGTGGTTTGTGTTTTTTCCAATTGAAACTGCTCAAACTCAACGATTAGTATTGGCGTATGCGTTTTTAACAAATAATTTGCCCCTATTAACACTTTTTTCTCCCATCCCTGAACGTCAATCTTTATTAAATCTATCTTTGATGGAAACTGCATTTCATCCAATGCGATTGATTTTGTGATGCTGTGATTGTTCATGCAATTTACATTTGGTGTGATATCCCCCATGTTTATGACACGGTCGTCATCAAAAATCGGCATTTTTATTTCACAATTGTTGTCTCCGCATGCACAATTGTGCAAAATCACATTTTCAATTTGATTGATTTTTACATTCTCTTCAAGTAGTTCAAAATTTTGCATTTGTGGTTCAAATGCATACACCATCTCACTGCACTCGCGCGAAAACAATAACGTGTGATACCCAAAGTTTGCACCAATGTCAATGATGTTTTTAATAGGATATAACCGATTGTATAATTTTGTAAAATTTGTGATATGGCGTTCCCATTGCATTTGAATGCCAATTGAACTTGACGCCATGCAATCATTTATGAAATATTTGAACTTTATTCCAAACATTTCTTCCGAGATAGCTGTTTTCATTGTGGTGGTGTGTGATAAGATAAGCATACTACAATGAACTAAATAATATGTTCAATTCAAACTAATGATTTAAACCAACCGATGAATTATGAATAAAATTTTGAATTATTATAATACATGAATATATCCATTGATACACGCACACACAAACACACACACACATACATAGACATAATCCCGCTGACAATATAAATGGCATCGTCTTCCTCATCTTATTCTGAATATTTAGCGAATAAAACAATTTGCTGTTGTTCCAATGCGGGGGAAGGACCTCCAGGTCCGCCTGGACCAAAGGGGGCACAGGGTGATCCTGGCCCGGCTGGTTCAGCTGGCGCAACGGGCTCCACGGGCGCAACCGGCGCAACCGGCGCAGCAGGTCCCATTGGTCCAACGGGTCCTGCAGGACAGTCCGTGTCATACTACAACTATTTGGCGGATGCTACTTCAACTGCTCCTCCACCGGCATCCACCTACATTCAATGGAATGATCCCACGCAAACGTTGGCCACTTCGTTGTACGTGTCTTATTACGAAAACGGGGCCCCTCCCACGGACATTTCGGTTTTGCTGAGTTTGGTGAACGCGGGCGATGACATAGTTTTACAAAGCCAAACCAATGCAAATAATTATCAAATTTGGACAGTTGATGCTGCCATGTCATTCGGCTCATATGTTGCATGGGATGTCACATTTAAATCAGCATCGCCGCCTAGTTTTGCATTTGCACAAGGCGACCCGATTATTTTGGTAATCGTGAGTGTGGGGCAAACCGGGCCTCAGGGCGCAACCGGTGCCACGGGCGCAACGGGCGCAACAGGTGCCACGGGTGCAACGGGCGCAACAGGTGCCACGGGCGCAACGGGCGCAACAGGTGCCACGGGTGCAACGGGCGCAACAGGTGCCACGGGCGCAACGGGCGCAACAGGTGCCACGGGCGCAACGGGCGCAACAGGTGCCACGGGTGCAACGGGCGCAACGGGCGCAACGGGCGCAACAGGTGCCACGGGTGCAACGGGCGCAACAGGTGCCACGGGTCCGCAAGGTGATACAGGTGCAACCGGTGCCACGGGCGCAACAGGTGCCACGGGTGCAACGGGCGCAACAGGTGCCACGGGTGCAACGGGCGCAACCGGCGCAACCGGCGCAACAGGTGCCACGGGCGCAACGGGCCCACAAGGAAATAATGGAACATCTGGTGGGTTGATTTTATACATGAATTACAGCGAATCCACGACACCCACCTTAACTCCATTGACAACTGCGCAAGTTGCAACGATCACAGGAGTCGCTATGACCAATGCCACTGGCGTGACTTATGCCCCAACTCAAAACACCAATGTTAGTTTATTGAACACAATTGAAAATCTGGCTTTGCCTCAAACCACAATTACATTTACAACCCCCAATGGGACACCCAATGTGTCCCCCATTGTCCAATTTGCAGTCAAGGTTAGTGATTTGAATTTGAGCACAATTCCACCCGGCAGTTGGGACATGAACATATACGCAAAGGCCAATGCGAATGGCGACGTGAACCACATTGGGTTACGATACTATTTAATCGGGTACAATTCCACGTCATCCAGCTACACGGACATAATACCCGGCGGTTCTGATATCATTTATTTGTATGAATATTTGACTATTTTGAAAATAGAATTAACATTGTTAATTCCAACCGTGATATCATTGACCCCGTATGACTTTTTGTGGGTTGTGGTCACTTCAACCAACAATAACACATCCCCCCGCACTGCCCAACTGTATTTTCAAGGTGCAAGTACATATTCGCACATTCACACCAGTTTCATTGCGATTGGCGCAACGGGCGCAACGGGCGCAACGGGCGCAACGGGCGCAACAGGCGCAACGGGCGCAACCGGTGCAACCGGCGCAGTGGGACCTCAAGGCGCAGGAGGTGCTACCGGATATTATGGGTCATTTTATGACACTGCTTCATTTGGACCCTTCACGCAGGACACTGCAAATGCAATTCCCATAAATGCAACCGATGCAACTGCCACCAACGGAGTGTACATTGGTACGCCAACATCTCGCATTTATAACACATACGCGGGAATATACAATGTCCAATTTTCGGCTCAATTTACAACGACTTCCACTGGGAATGACGTGGATTTAGTAAATATTTGGCTCAAGAAAAATGGGGCAAATGTGTCTTACACAGATGGACAAGTGAGCATTCCCACAAAGGCGGGAGGATCCATATCCAGTTGGAATTATCTATTGCAGTTAAATGCGGGAGATTACATTGAGTTTTACTTGAAATGCACAACCTCGTCCAATGTTTCGTTGTCGGCGCTTCCAGCAGGCGGTACTCCTCCAAACAATAATCCAGAATCTCCATCCATCATTGTCACGTACATGCAAGCTGCATACAATGGTCCAACAGGCGCAACCGGTGCCACGGGCGCCACAGGCGCAACCGGTGCCACGGGCGCCACAGGCGCAACCGGTGCCATGGGCGCAACAGGCGCAGCAGGCGCAACAGGCGCAACAGGCGCAACAGGCGCAGCAGGCGCAACAGGCGCAACAGGCGCAACAGGCGCAACAGGCGCAACCGGTGCCACGGGCGCAAGAGGCGCAACAGGAGCAACAGGCGCAACGGGCGCAACGGGCGCAACGGGCGCACAAGGCGCTACGGGTGCAACCGGACCTGTAGGAACATTTGCAGGCGTAGATAATGCATTTTTGTATAGAACCGGAGCAACCACCGCGGACACATCCACTCCAGGAGTAATAACAACCACTGGTACAAATCTCACAATAACCAGTAATTTTTTTTCAGTAAATACTGCAAGTGGTCCATTTAAAATATATGTTCAAACAACTGATCCAGGAGCCGTAGGAGCAGGTTCAATTTGGATCAATACCACTGCAGTCTAATTGTATGCCCAATCCGTGTTTGCAGCATCACGCACTGCCACTTCTGCGTTTGTCCATGCTGTGTTGGCAGCGTTTCTTACCTTAACATCAATTTTTGTCCATGCAGTATTTGTGGGGTTTCTTACACTAACGATGTTCGCTCTTCCATATTGTGCCAGAACGGCGGTGCTTTGTTCGCTGGCCGGAATTGAACCCGCATTTTCGGCCTGATATGCAATGCACAAATCATTCATTGTGGCGACCTTAAAATAATATCTTTCCCCCTGGGTCAACGTGACCCCTCCTAGAAAAGTTGCAGTGTATTGGTACGTTGTTCCTGAAATTAGGGTTCTTGTTATAGCAGTGTCTGCCCCTAAATAATTGTAGGTTCCACCAATAGTTTTTGAATAAAAAAATCGCACATAAACAACCTGACCCACTGTGGCCGATACAAGACTCTGTGCTTCATTGCTTTGACATGTGATGCTGATTCCAGTGGCAGTTGTTGTAATGACCAAATTGGTGGGTTGTGGCGGACATGCATTGTACGTAATAAACCCCATCAATGAATTAGTTGCGTGTGTGATGGATGCACCCGATATATTGCCCGTTCCGGCATTTACCGTGCTACTAAAGGAAGACGTGAATACATTTTGACCAGTCTGTCCAGTGGTTCTAGCAAAAATATTCCAAAATGCAGTGCCGGTTGATGGAGCTGCAAACCCCGTTCCAAATGTTGTACTAGCAGCGGCCAACGTTAATGTGTTTCTAGAATTTGTAATGGTGAATGTGGTTGCTTGAACAGATGGACCAGTTGTTAAAAAAATTGCTGTTGCACCACTGGTTTGAAGTCCATTTGTCGTGTAAGAACCCATGAGATAGGTTCCTGCTGAATTATATAATTTTAAATATGCTATGCCTGGTCTTTGACCAAGACCATTTGGGTTTCCACCCGAAACGGTCAACGTTATAGAATATGGATACCATACATAAGCGGATGTAGGAGAAGCGGCAACAGCATAATCCCACGTTCGGTTTGCATCTGGACACACAGTGGTTCTAGCGACAACGAAGAAACTATGATATCCGTCCAAATCAAATCCATTCCAACTAAACCCATCTTGATTTGTCTTTGTTTCAAGAGCAGTTACGGTGGTGTATTGGCTAGTTCTGGACACTGAATAAACTGGCATTTTTGGTTTTATATATATAGTTTTATGAAAAAAGTATTTATTGCACGCGTGTTAATGGTCGTGGAGGCGGATGTGTGTGTGTGTGTGTGTGTGTGTGTAGGGCAACAAATGGCTTGCTTTCGGCAACAGGTGTGCCGGTGGGCCAGGTGTTGTTTATAGTTCGGTTTCCTTCATTTATTTAAAATAAATAAATATATGTCATTTTTATAGGAATTGCAAACAAATCTATAAAAATGTCTTACGCAAATTATAACACCTATTTGGCCAATCGTGCAATTTGTTGTTGCCGATCAACGAGCGACAGCAGTGGTGGCGGCGCAACGGGAGCAACCGGCCCAGCAGGTCCAGCAGGTCCAACGGGTCCAGCAGGTGCCACGGGAGCAACCGGTATGGCTGGCGCACCAGGCGGCGCAACCGGTCACACGGGCGCAACCGGCGCAACAGGCGCAACCGGTCCGCAAGGTATTCAAGGCGCAACCGGTCACACGGGCTCTACCGGTCCGCAAGGCATTCAAGGCGCAATAGGCGCAACCGGCGCAACCGGCGTAACAGGCTCTACTGGTGCTACAGGCGCAACCGGTCCGCAAGGCATTCAAGGCGCCATAGGCGCAACAGGCGCAACAGGCGCAACAGGCGCAACAGGCGCAACAGGCGCAACAGGACCACAAGGAATTCAAGGTGTTGCGGGCGCAGGAGGCGCGCTTGGTTACTACGGATCATTTTACGACACCACCACGCAGACCGCAACCTCACCAACCACCGAATATTTAATGCAATTCAACACAGTCGCGGAAGCTAGCGGCATCAGTGTTCCGGGTCCAGCCTTCACGCAAATCACGTTTGCAAATGTGGGCAAGTACGACATCCAGTTTTCCGCGCAAATTCATGATCCAGCCGGAGGTGGAAGTGGCGCCAACGTCAACATCTGGTTGAAAAAGAATGGTGTAAATGTTCCAGACACTGATACTAGAATCACGCTCAAATCAAATGGTGATTATGTGGTGGCCGCATGGGACTTTCTGGTATCGGTTTCTACACCCGGCGAATATTACGAATTGGCCTGGGCATCAAGTCAAGCGGGCATTGAATTATTAAGAGAACCTGCCGCTGGAATAGCTCCAGGCATTCCGTCCGTGATATTAACGGTCATGCAAATCATGAACACGCAACTAGGCGCAACGGGCGCAACGGGCGCAACGGGCGCAACGGGTGCAACAGGCGCAACCGGTGATACAGGCGCAACAGGCGCAACAGGCGCAACAGGCGCAACCGGTGATACAGGCGCAACGGGTGCAACGGGCGCAACGGGTGCAACGGGCGCAACGGGCGCAACAGGCGCAACAGGCGCAACAGGTGCAACAGGCGCAACCGGTGATACAGGCGCAACGGGTGCAACAGGCGCAACAGGTGCTGCAGGTTCGGCGTCTTACATCACATACACGCCATCATTTACAAACTTTACAGTTGGAAATGGAACTGTCACGGCAAGATACGCACAATTGGGGCAAATCACCGACGTATATGTAGACATCGTATTCGGTTCAACAACGGTTATGGGAACTGGTCCTACGATGACTTTACCTGTGAATGTGAACTTCGCCGTGATAACACCCCCGGGCGCCGCCCTTAACGGTATTTTATCCATGCGGGATACGGCAGGAGCGCCTAACACCGTCTATGGCATTGTGACATACAATGATGCTTCATCTGTGGAATTGCGACCCTTTTATTTATCCGGTAATTATCAAATCGCTGCACAATTATCTGCAACTGTTCCTTTTACATGGGCGACGGGTGACAGTGCATTTATGAACTTTTCATATCATTCTACCGTGCCGTAAATCATTATTTTTTTTTATTTTTTATCTGCCTTTAGTATTAATAAGGCGAATAAAATGACGTTCTATGACTTGAATATGAACTCCAAACGGATAAATAATTGTCAGGACCCTTTGGGTAATCAAGATGTCGCAACGAAGAATTATGCTGACCGTAATCTCACTATAAACACCCAAACCGCCAGTTATACTTTAGTCGCTTCTGACCGCAACAAGCGTGTAATAATGGACTCCAGTTCTGATACTATTATTACGGTAGATAGTGGTGTTTTCACGGAAGGTGATACGGTGTTTATTGCGAATAAAGGCACGGGAACTACAACTGTTACGGATGGTAGTGGTGTCACCGTGGGAACAAGTAGCGGTAAGGAATTAGTTCAATATAGGTCTGGATTATTATTATCATTTTCAAGCACACTTTTTTCATTTTTTCCGTCGGCTGGACCACTCCCCGTTTTTATTATAGAGTATTTAGTAATTGCTGGAGGAGGTGGAGGTGGGTCGGGAATCGCGGATAGGAGCAACGGTGGTGCTGGTGGTGCTGGTGGATATAGATGCTCGGTAACAGGAGAAACAACAGGAGGAGGTGGGTCAGCCGAAACACCCATTACAGTCAATTATAATCAATTGTATACGATTGCTGTCGGGGATGGTGGTGCTAGTGATGCACCCGGACAAAACAGTTCAATAGTTAGTGTAGTAACGTCTATCATTAGCACGGGTGGTGGTTTTGGTGCTGGAACAAATCTTGGAAATGGAGGAGATGGTGGTTCGTCTGGTGGTGGTTCTGGAGGTGCAGCACCACCACCCCCTAACCCCAGCGCCCCAGGGACACGAACAGCGTCACCCATACAAGGGTTTAATGGTGGTTCTGGAGAAGGAGCGAATCCGTTCCGTGGTGGTGGTGGCGGTGGTGCAGGGGAAGCGGGTAATGCGGATGGTCAAGGAGATGGTGGAGACGGTCTTTTTTCAAGTATAACGGGTGCAAACGTTCAGCGCGGAGGTGGTGGAAGTGGAGGCTCATCCGGCACATTGGGAACAGCGGGAGCGGGAGGCGGAGGGCAAGGTTCCGCGTCGGGAGTTGGTGGTGCTGGAGTTGCTAATACTGGTGGCGGTGGCGGTGGGGGATTTAACCTAGGTTCCGCAGCAGGAGGAGCAGGTGGAAAAGGTATTGTCATTTTGAGAACACCGTCGTCCGCTCCCACCGCCACAACGCTCACCGTGGGAACATACGATGGGTCCGTGAGCGGATATAAGATATACACATTTCTCTCATCCGGAACTATCGCATGGTCATAAATATCAAATTCAAATCCAGTTCCACACCAGGTCGGTGCACAGGTAGATCCGCCGCCGATTATTAGCCCGCATGGCCGCAAAGAACGGCACGTGTTCGCACACCACCGGGAAGTTGTAGCCCGAATTGTGGAAGTAGAAGATGCCCTTGTCATTTGTATCATTGTTTTTAGTTTTGGGAAACAGGTAAATGCCGACCGATCCGCCGTTTAAATGCGTGTTCGCATTTTTCGCCAACGGGGGGATGCAATTCATCGCTTGGTACTCCGCGTTCATTTCGGGGGTGGGGGCTGCGGAGTATCTTAGGCCCATAAGCGCCTCGCGCCGAAAGATGCACAGGCCGTTGAACCCCGATGCGACGGGAATGTAGGGCAGCCGCGCCGGATTTTGCTTGATTTGTCGGTTGTGAAACAGCGTCTTGTTGTGCACGGCGGTTTGCACGTAGCACTGGTGTTGCCCCGACCAAAACGCCTCGCGCATGATTTCGGGACCAAACGGAAACTGTGCGTCGCGGTACGCGTATGTGTCGTACATGTAGCCAAACGGGTTCAGGCCGTTGCACACGAGCGCGTCAAACCCGTCGGGGTCGCGCGCAATGCAGCGCAGCACGGCGTCCGCCGGGAACGGCACGGGGTTGTCCATGTCAATCATCACGACATACCGGGGGGCTTTGCCCCCCGCACCCCCAACGGGACAGGCCTTTGCGTCCCCTGAAGGAGGGGTGCGGAAGGAGGGGTGCGGGGAACCTTGGTTCCCCGGTAGTTCCCCAACAAGCATATCCAGTAGTTTGTTGCGCGCATGCGCAATGCGTTCCATGCGACAGGGTTGATTGTCGTACGTGCGTGCCGCGCACCGGCGCAGCTCCTCCTCTTGCGTGAATTTGTCGCACTGCACTCGCACTTGGCCCGGTGCTTCGGATGCCCATTTCATTAACTCGGCATCGGTTCCGTCGTCCGAGTTGTTTTCGTAGAATACAGCCCAGCACGGCACCCCTGCTTTGCTGACGAGATCCTCAAACGCCGCGCGGATCACGGGCAGCGTGCCGATCACGTTTTTGCACACCCCGCACACAATGATGCCGTTGCTCTTCTCGTGGTTGTCTGGGTTGTCTGCGTTGTCTGCGTTGTCCTGGTTGTCTTCTTTCTCGTTCATTCTCTATTCAATTCAAGCGTTTGTCTTTAATTGAATTTAAACATTGAAATGCATATAAAAATTTAAACACATGGTTGCACAAATACACATCCACATCATTAATGCAACCAATGCAACCAATGCAACCAATGCAATCAATGCAATCAATGCAATCAACGCAATCCAGTTCCAATCTTGCAGACAGCGTGAAAAACAAGGAGCTGCTCTGGACCACGCTCCAAGAATCCGGCGCATTTGCGGGTTTGACCATGGACCAGTTTCAGCCCGTGCAGTCGGCATTTGACCGGGTGGTGCAGCAAGCCGCCCGATCTTCCATGTCTTTGAGCGACACGAACAAGCACATCATCCGCGAATTCATGCAGGTGCTGCGCTCGGCCAACGCAAATGCAAACACGCCAAATGCAAACAATGCAACCAATCCAAACAATGCAAACAAAAAAAAGAAAATAGAGGTGGTGTATCGGGCGGATGACCTAAAAACCGAGCGCGCGAACGAGTTTGAACGCCAGCTGCGAGAGAAGCAGGCGGAGATGGACTCGTTCCTCACGTTGAAAAAACCGACTGATGTCAGTTTCATGGACACCGCAGCTGACGAAGACAAGCCGATTGGCGACGAAATGTCGCGGCTCATTGCCCAGGAGCTGGCGGCCCGCGAGCGGGAGCTGGTGCAGCTGAAACCCGAGGACATCAAAAAGGCGCAGCAGTGGATTGGCACCTCAAACTCATCAGTAATAGCAACAGCAACAACCACAGCAACAGCAACAACCACAGCAACAGCAACAGCAACCACAGCAACAGCAACAACCACATCAACAGCAACAGCCACAACAATTCCTGTAAAAAAATCAGTGTCGTTTTCAAACACGTTTTCAAACATGATGAATGTAGTGGAAGAACATGAAATGGAACAATTTGAGCCCGAATACACAACGAATGAATTTGGCAATAATGATGAAATCAATGGTGAAAACGTTGAAGAAACGCATTCCATTTTGTCAAAATTTAAGCCAATCCAATTGCAACCACGCCCGGACTCATCAATCGCACTGCAACAAGTGTATGAAAAATTGATTGAACTGGAACAGCGCATGAATGCCAATCATGACGAGATCATGGCGCATTTAACCCGTGCAACTCAATAATGTGAATGTTATGGGCCAACTACACGATCTTGAATTTACCGGGTGCAAGTTCCACGAATTTCCCGACCAGCACTCGGTTTCCTATTTTTAGGTTCTCGTAATCATACACGTCATTGGTGTCAATGTCAATGCCGTATTTAACTCCGTCGTGCGTAATTTCCTTGATTTTCAGTTTGCGCATTTCCTTGTTGAGCGGGACTGCCTCCGCTTCTTTTGCCGCGGTTGCCGCGGTTGCCTTAGCGGTCTTGGCTGTCTTGGCTGTCTTGGCGGACGCTTCGGTTGCAACCACTTCGTCCTGGATGTTGGGCGCATACGCGAACTTGTTGTCCGGGTTGTCGAACGTGAAGCACTTCAGCGTCTCCTTGCTCCCTGCTTTGGCGTGAATCGCGCAATCAATCGCCGTCTCTTTCACGCACCGCAAAATATTACTATTTATGGCCTCCTTTGTTTTCGCAATTTCGTACAGCGACTGGTCCGTGGTGATGGGCTCGTCGGTCTTGGAACTCGTGTCGCTCTCGCGCAGTTCGCGCGACACCCGAACGTATTTCAGCGCGGCATTGGACACGTCCACCACCGTCTTCGGGTCCGACGACGCCAGCAGCGCCTCCTCCCGGTCCGCCGCCGCCTTCTCGTCCTTGGACAGCGGCTTCAGCTGGGTCGGGGAATAGACCATCAAGTAGAGGAACACGTTGACCGTGCGCAGCTCGGCCGGCAGGTCCTGGTGGCTGCAAATGCGGCGCGCGCGCCCCACCACTTGCTCAATGCGCACCGGGTGCCAGTACGGCTCCAGAATGTGCACGTACCGCACGTTGCGCAGGTTGATGCCCTCCGCCCCCGACGCCGAAATCATGAGCGTGTTGATGACCTCGCCGTAAAAGTTGTTGCCCGAAATGCGCAGCAGGCCGTCCCGAATGCTGGACGGCACTTGGTCCCACTCGCTGTTGAAAATGCAGCGCACGATTTCCTTCTCTTCGGCGGATTCCGTGCCCGTGTACAGCGCAAACCGGCGCTTGCCCGCGTCTTCCGGCCGGTCGTCCAGCACCCACTGCTGCGTCGCCGCATTGTGCTTGATGCGGAACTGCGCGTAGTCGTTCGCCTCCATCGCCATTTTCAGCAGCCCGATGCCCTCCAGCGTGCGGAACTGGCTATAAACTAAATGCAGCCCCACGTGCGCCGGGTCCTGCAAGTTCTGCAGCAGCTTCAGGAACTTCGGGCTGTAAATGGCCAGCGACCGCGGGTTGAAGTACTCTTCCTCGTTGCGCTTCATTAACTCCAGCACCTCCTTGATGCGGGCCTCGTATTGCTTGTACGCTTCCGTGGTGGTTTTTTTCTGCACCTCGTCCGCTTCGTCCGTCCCCAGCGCACCTTCCGGATTTTTTGCAATGGCGCGCGCGTTGTCCGCGTCAATGATGTCTTCGTCCAGGGCTTCTTCGCCTGCTGCTGCGGCGCCTTCTGCTTCATTGGGCCCTTTGCTAAACGGCTTCGGCCGCCCGACCTCCCTCGGAAACACGAAATTGCACGCCGCGCGCGAGAAGATGCGGTACGAACTGGACGGCTCCGCGTACAGGTCCTTCATGGTCATCGGCTTCTTTGTTCCAGTCGTGCCTTGAGCCTTCGGTTTGCGCGCGGGCGCCAGCGTCTTCCGCTTCTTCGCCTCGCGGTCCTTGTTGATTTCTAACAACCGCTCCTGCTGATACACGCTCAGCTGGTAATTGCTCATCGGCACCCGCACCACCTCAAAATCGTTGGCGACGTCGTAGCGGGGCAGCAGCTGCTCCTGCGCGCTGCGGTAATACGACGTCAGTCCGAGGATGCGCCGCTGGAACACGTCCATGTTTTTCAGCTCCGCCGTCTCGGCGTCAATGAAGTACTTTTCAAAGCCGTCAAACGTGTCGGGCAGCGCCTTGTGCGCCACCGGGCTCCCCGCCGCCTTGGTGGCCTTGATGCCCTCGCTCGCCAGCACTGAAATGATCAACTTGACAAAGTCGTCGTCGCTCAACACGCCGTGCTCGTCCGCGTCAAATGCAAACGCGACGCCTTCGTACAGCTTGTCCAGCTGCGCCTTGACACTCGCTTTTGACAGCACCTTGTGCACGTTGACGAACCCGTACGGGTTGCGGGTCACGGTCAGGGTGCGGTCGGCGGCGCTGTACTTCACGTAGTCCATGATGTCGACCGATTGGAACAGCTGCTGCAGCCGCGCCTCGCTCACGCCCTGCGCCGACACCAGCTGGAACGACCACGTCTTGATGTAGCCGCGCAGGATGTTGAACAGCACGCCGATTTCGTTGGGGTAGTTGATGATGGGCGTGCCGGACAGCAGCACGACCTTGACATTGACCGCGTCCAGCAGGAATCGGTACAGGTTGAGCGCAATGGGAACGTCTTCGGGTTTCATGGAGGCTGTTGCTTTTTTAGAGGCAACGCCCTGTTTGGCGGTGCCGTCTTCCGGCGACTTCTTCAAGTGGTTCACGATGCGGCTGACGAAATTGTGCGCCTCGTCAATGATGACCACCGAGTTGTCGAAGGGGTTCACGGTGTACCCGAGCGACAGCTCGTTGATGCGGTTCTCGCGCACGCCGTTGTAGCTGATGAACGTGTATTTTTGTTGAATCATTTCGTTCAGCTGCGCATCCACTGCGGCTTGGTCCTGCGGGGTCAATTCGCCGTAGTTGCTGGGTTTTTCGGGATCCACCAACCACGCGCCGTGTTTCTTAATGTAGTCGGCGGGAATGGCCAGCGTTTCGGCCAGGGACGGGATCAGCGCCGGTTTCTCCACGGCGTCCACGAACCGCCAGTGCCGGGGTCGCTTGTACACGTCGTCCCCGCATTTCTTGAGCTCCTGCATGTAGTTGGTGCGCAAGAAGGCGGGCGTCATCACGAACACGGGTTTGTCCGATTTCAGGCCCTCGGCGATGGCAATGGACGAGCACGTTTTGCCGCTGCCGAGCCCGTGATACAGCAGCAGACCGCGATAGGGGGAATACATGTTCAAGTAATCCTTGACGATTTTTTGGTGCGTCAGGAGGCCGAACTCCTCCGCGCTGCGGCGGTCCTCGCAGCTCACAACACGGGACTCGTCCATGATCTCGGCGCGGTAATTCTTTTGGAACAGCTTGTTAATAAATTCCACGAATTTCTCTCGGTTGTTCAAGTAGTATTCCGATGCAACCAATGGTTCAATGGGTTTTGCGGGTGCCTTCTTTTTGGGTTCTGGTTCTGGTGCGGGTGCTGGTGCTGGTTCCTTTGGTTCCTTCGTGGTTCGCTTCCGGGTGCCGCGTTTCTTCTTTAGTATTTCAGGTTCGGGTTCCACGTGCTGATGCTGAACCGCGTGCTGATGCTGAACCGCGTCTAAATCAGTTGGTTCCACTTCGTACACATTCTCCACGGCTGACACGGGCACCAATTTTATTTTTTGCAGTTTGCGGCCTTTTAATTTGGGAACCGGGGCTTCTTCTATGATGTTGACCACTTTGGCGGCAGTGAGGTTCAACGGGTTGGGTGCGGCTTCTGTGATAATCCCTCTTGCTGCTTTGATTTTGGCAAATATGTCTTCACGATTCACCAACTTCAAGCTTGCCTTGTCCGTTATTTTCACCATGGGCCTGTCATCGTGTTTTTTTTGCGTTTCGCTGGGTTCTTGGTCTTGGCGTTCTTGGTGTTCTTGGTGTTCTTTTTGCACATGTTGTTTAGCCGGTGCAACAAAAAAAGCAACCGAAAAGTGTTTCTTTTTATCGGCCACCGGTTTTTTTCGCAGTGCGTCTAAAATAGCAACTGCTGCGGCCATTGCTTGCTTTGTTGTTTAATATAATACTATAATACATGATTTTTTTATATTTTCTAATTATATAATACAAACAATGACGACAAGGGCACCATTTGCTTATCCCCGCAGACAGGCCATACATTTTTTCATAACCGGTCCCGAGTGGTATCATAATGATCACAATTTCATAGACATGTCTGTAAATAATCATCATCTTGCAATGGTGCCAGATTATTCGGTAAAATTCATTGGATTTAATTGCACAAGTGATATTCCTCTATCATTTCGCCGTTGGAACTTAATTGGACGAAAAAATGGTGGAACCAGAAGCGATTTGAAACCATTTCAAATTGCACTAAAAATGCTCTCTAAAAAAATGGATGAGTTGACACATTGTGAATCTTACGGAACCCATGAATCAAAAAATGATGCAAATATTGATGCAGACCATAGAAAGCATACAATTCTATTATTAAACCATTTGTACATGCGTGTCCAAGCCCAAATTGATCAGTATGTTTACGCTTTAAAAGCATCACAACTAGCTAGCGAAAAATTCGTTTATCAGGCCGAAGATTTTGAAAGGCATCCACTTGTTTTAATTGAAGCCCAACTTAAAGTGTTTTTTTATCATAATAATGATGAAACATTTATGGATTGGATTAGGGGTGACGTTGGCATTACTGATCCTGTTGAATATTGGACCAATGAATTTAAAAATAATCAAAATAGTCCCGTCGAAAACATTGAAATGATATATCCAATAAGTGATGATAACCTAAAAATATGCAAACATGTAAACACACCAACGTTGATAGGTGACAGCAGGATAAAAAAGGAACTAAGACAAATTGAGGAAGGAAAAGCATCATTAATGCGAATGGAAAAAGAAGAACTAGAACAAACACGAAAATATAATGAAGAAAAACGAGCACAAGCTGCAGCAGAAGCAGCAGCAAAAGCAGCAGCGGCAGCAGAAGCAAAAGAAAAATCATGGCTTAATAGATTATTACGGGGTTATGAACAAATGAGAAAAATTCCACCCATGGGTGTAATGGGCGGAAAATCAAAACGCATTAAGCGTGTTAAACGATCCAGCCGCGTTAAAGCCAAACGAAACTCAACTAAACGCCGCAAACATTAATCAATCAAACACGAACAAATATATCAACAAAAATAAAATGATGATAATGTATAAAAATACAATATCATTGACGACATGAGTTTGGAGCGCATCATTAACAACTTGGATTTTGATGCGACACCCAGCCAGTTCATTTACGATCATATAGGACATCCAATTGAAGCGCGATACGTTGGAAATTACACAGATCCTGAAACTCAACAATCATATTTTGTGTATGCAACCAATGACCGAACGCCCGTGTATGTTCCACAGCCATTAGCACCGCATCAATACCCCTTATTTCATCCTCAGCCATATCAAGATGATCATCCAGCCGACCCAATGAATTCCCCGCGTCCTCAGTCACCGCGTCCTCAACGCCAACGCACTTCGCGCCAAGAGTCTGCACGCCAACGAAGGCTTACGCGCCGGGCTGCACGCAGAGAAGCGATGCAACAATTTCGCGAAAGCCAAGTGCAACGCAACCTGTTTGCGAATCCGGGCAACATATTCATGAACCCGGAACCAATGGAACCAATGCAAAGACCGGCATCACCCGTGCGCCAACAAGCGCCCAACCCGAATTCACGCCGGTCGAGTCGCCGGCAACGACAACAACGACAACAACAACGTCAGCAACAACAATCCAATGTTATTTCTCAAAGGCCGTACAATCGTGTTGTTGGCGGCGCCAAAACCAAAAGAAGGTGTCGTCGTTATTAAGGCATGAACTGGATCGCGCTGTCGCACGCCAGCTGTTCCGCCTTCTTCTTGATTTTGTGCGAGGCTTGCGCCAGGAACACCAGAATGCGCCCGCCCGCCGCTTCGCACGCCGCGTGCACCGCCTCAAACGTCTTCAAGTCGGCAAAGCCGACCGCGGCTGCAGGCGACGTCTCGTATATTTGTTGCCCCAGGCACAAGTACACGCCCATGGTGTAGCCCACCTCCATGTCGCGCCCGAGCTCAATGTAGTCGGGCGTGGTTTTGAACTCCTTCTGGATTTTCACTTGCAGGATGTTCTTGTAGTTGTCGTCATTGCGGATGAGCGCGATCCAGTCAATGTGCTTCTCAAACACGTTCTCAATGAAGATTTGCGCCATCTGGAACCCGGGTCCCGTGGCAAACACGGTCTCAAACCAGCGCTCCTCGTCCCGGACCGCGATCTTGTTGTAATCCAGGAACAGCGCGCCCACGAACGCCTCAAACAAGCAGCCCAGCTTCTTCAAGTTCGTGCGCAGCTTCTTCTCCTCCGAGTGCCGCGAAATGATGAACCACTTGTGCAGCCCCATCTCGTACGCCATGCGCCCGATGGTCTCGTTCTTCACAATCGCGATTTTCTTCTCCGTCATGAAGCCCTCGTTCTCCTTCGGGAAGCGGCGGTACAGGCAGTACTTGGCGACGCACTCCAGCACGCCGTCGCCGAGGAACTCTAGGCGCTCGTTGGACTTGGACCGCAGCGGCATGCAGTCGGCCGGCTTGTCCACCACGCTGATGGTTTCTGCCGCGTTCTCAAACTCGGGGCGCCGCGTGTACGACTGGTGCACGAACGCGCGCTTGTACAGGTCAATGTTGTGCACCTTGGGGTCGGGCACGCCGTAAGCGGTGAGAATAGATTGAATTTCACTCAATGTAATCTCGCGGTTTTCGGGGTTGTAGGGATTGAATATTAAACCGCCATCCTCGGACGGCATGAATTCCTCTGCGTGCAGCAATTTAGACGTCAGCGCCGTGGGACGTTGAGGGGACCTGTCCTTGGGTTCATGCTTGTCTGGCATGGATTGGTGTTGGGATTGGGGTTGGGATTGGGGCTGGTGTTGGGATTGCATTGTTGAAGTGCGGATGCATTTAGTTCGCATGATGGCTTTAAGTATGTTTTGAAAATGTCTAAGGAGATGCATGGGAAAATGCATGCTCCCATGCATAATGAAATAAAAAATAAAATATTTAGACATAGTATAACTTCATCAGCGTTAAAATTAGGCAAAATGAC